TACGGCGTGGGAGATGGCTCTTTAACTTTCAATGTCCCTAATCTTCAGGGTAAGACTCCTCAAGGTTATGATGGCAATACTTACAATCTGGCTGCAACGGGAGGCGCGAACACTGTGACAGTGGCCGTGACGAACAATCAAGCAGCAACTAATACTATAACTAACAATCAAGCCGTGACGGTGACAGGAGCTATTGACAATGCTTCTCTTTCTACGGCTCAAATTGCCAGTCACTCTCATACTTCAGGTGCCAATCCAGGAGAAGCACCAGGACGTCAATCTCCTCCAACAGGAAAAGCAGTGGTAAGTACAACTGGATCTACAGGATCAGGAACAGGGCATACTCACTCTCACACATTGGCTGGAACAATGACGGGGACTGTGGCAGTGACCACAGCGCTCACAGGGGCGGTAACTGCGGCAGGAACAAATACTTTTTCACCTTACGTGGTGGTTAACTACATCATAAAACATTAGGAGAGATAATGGCGACACAAATAATTATATCCAATAATGACTATGTAAAAATAGATGATGTATTTCATGTAGATTGGACGGATAAAGGAAACGCTATGCCCTCTCTTCCAAGTACAGTTCATTGTGTTATTTGGAATGATTTAGTAGGGCAGAATGAAATTCAATATAAAGACGTCTCTACGGGTGATATGACAGGCAATACTAATTTAAGCGCCACTTCTGATGCTGTAGGATCAACAACCATAGCTGATCTTCTTACCTGGGCTGAAACCAGAAGGGGTCAAATTAATACAGCTATAACAGATCACGATACGGGTAAGTCAGCCGCTTACACTGCGCATATTGATGGTGGTGGAGATCCAGATGCTTTCTCTTGGGACAAGACCTGGGTTGATTACGATCCTAACCATAGTTAACTATAAAATAGTTCATTTCCCACACATAACGCATCCATTTCAGAGTTTTTCAATACATCTTTGGCATTATTTATAGTTCCTACGATGGGCTTTCCTCCTCTATTTAATGAAGTATTTAAAAGAACAGGAAGACCTGTAAGTTTTTCAAATTCATTCAAGAGATTATAAAAATTTTTATTTTGTTTGCAACTCACAGTTTGAGGCCTGCAAGAGTTATCAATGTGCGTAACTGAGGGAATATCTTTACTACGTACTTGAGTTGAGTAAAGCATATAAGGAGAAAATGAAAGATCAAAAAATTCTAAAGCTTTTTCTTCTATGATGCTTGCCCCATAGGGACGCCACCATTCTCTATGTTTTACTTTTTCATTCATTATTGTTTTTCCATCTTTAAGTGAAGGATTCATAAGAATGGAACGATTTCCTAAAGCACGAGGTCCTATTTCGCCATGATCCTGATACCATCCTACGATTTTATTTTGGGATAGCATCTCGGCTACTTTTTTAGTAGTAGATAATGTAGGACTTCTTAAAGGTTTTTCATCATCTTGAATGTACGGAAAATTATGAACATAAAAACTGCTTAAAGAATTTAAATAATTTAATCCCCATCTTATACAGCCAAGAGACAGTCCTCCGTCATATACCGGCGGCTCGAGATTTAAATTATAGCCTTCTTTAAGTAATAATCGATTCCATTCTATATTAAGAGCGCAGCCTCCTGAATAGATTATTTTGTCATCTTTATTTAAAAGTTTAAATTTATTTTTTATAAAATTAAAACAAGATTCATCCACCGTTCTTAAAAAATTAAACCATTCCTGATTATTTTCTTTATAGGTATATTTAATAAGGGTCATTAGATCATTAAAATTAAAAGATAAAGTTTTATCAACTTTTCCATACGCCATTAATCCCATTACTTTTCCTGCTTCATTTTCTAGATCCGTTTCGTGTTTAATTAATTTCATAACCGTTGATATCTCCCCAAAAATATGTCCAGGATTGGTTTCTTTATGTTTATATGTATGGGTTGTATTTTGTAGAGAGATTGTATTTCCATTACTTCCTCTTCCGTCCATTACAAAAAAAGAATCATTAGGGGAGTAAGATGTATTGGAGTACACGTGGGCTAAATGGTGATCCAAAATAAAATGTTTTTTATTAAGTTCTATGAAGTCCTTGTTGTGATGAGGTAATCGCAAAACACCGTGTGAAAATTGAAGAAGACCGTCATCCGTTTGAACCAATAGATCTATTTTATCTAAGTCAATATTCCACTCTTTTAGTTTTTTCCAATACCACCACTCAGGAGCTAGTGCGTGTTTTAAGTTAATTTCTCTTTCATATTTTGCGTATTTTATTTGTCCATTTTTAAAAACACAGATATTAGAGTCGTGGGCTGCTTTACCGAGCCCTACAATAACCATACTATGTTTCCTCTTTTAAGTCCTTATAGGGACCATTTTTATCCACATAATGTAGAAAGACTTGATGATGCCAACTCGGCTTAGGTTGAATGAGTATAGGGCGCCAGTGCTCTATTTCACAGCCTTTATAAAGTACAGCGTCTCCCGATTCTATTACAATGGGTTTATCTTCCAGACACAAAGGCCATTTATATTTTGGATCTGTATAAGAATACTGCAATGTCAGTGAAATACTTATTTCACAAGCTGGCCTGTCCTTATGGGCTTTTAATTCTGCCCCGGATAAATAAATCCTACTGTATCCATAAATAGGCTGTAGCTTTAAATTTGATTCTTCTTCTACTTTAGGACGAAGAAAGTGTAATAAATGCCTGTAGACAGGAGAATCTCCTGAATGAACAGCTATGGTTTTATGGAGATGATAAGAATCATCCATTCTCGGATCTTTGCTTATATGGGAATAAGAGGATAAGTAGTTAACAAAATCCTGGGATAAGAAATTTTTTATGTATTTATATTTTTCTTTCATTATTTATCCAACCATACTTGCATGCTTAAACGAAGATCTGGAGAAGAAGTAGAGATCATGGAAACAGCGTGTGCAATATTATTGCCGTTTAAGACCATTTTATTAAATTCAGGAACTTCCGCTTTAATGCAATTATCTTTTGTATCCTTCCATAGGAACAATCCTCCATTATTAATGTCCCAGTATTCATTTAAATAGATAGTGCTTCCTATTGTATGAGAAGTATCATTGTGCCAAGGAATATGGCTTCCTCGTTGCCATACATAAAAACTAACTGTAGGATTTAAATATTGATAGTCATCATTTATTTTAACGTATTCTTTCTTAACAGGATCTTTAAAAATATTTAAGGAAAAAACGGATACTTGCCCTCCTTGTTCAACAATAGTTTTATCCCACCCTAGATTCGTCCGCCATTCATAACTATTGATATTTTCTTTTACATAAGACATTACTTCATCAATAAGAGTCACGGGTAAAAAATGCTTTCGAACAGTAATCATTGGTTCTCTGGAAGGTAAAGATATTTCACGCTTGCTCGTATTAAAACATCTTTAGCGTCTTCTAATGTTTCTACTAGAGGCTCTCCTGCTAAATTAAAAGAAGTATTAAATAGAATAGGAATATTGGTTTTTTCATAGAAAGCCTTAATTAAATTATAAAAATTTTTATTTTGTTTTTGTGTTACAGTCTGAATGCGACATGTTCCATCTGC